GAGGTGGGCTGGTTCCATCACGAAACCCGGAGGTAATCATGCTAACCATTCACTTAGTGCTGTTGATTCTCGCCATGGTGTCGTTCTTCGCGGCAGCGCTGCACATCGAGCCCGCGCGGGTGAGTCTCGTGCCCCTCGGATTGTTCCTGTGGGCGCTCGCCGTAGTGCTGGGCGGGAGGTGAGCGATGGCAATCCTGTCGGAGTCCGCAAAGAAGGCAGTTCCGAAATCGCAACGGGGAGTGCCGGGAAAATCGGGCACGGGTTCCTATCCCATGCCCGACGCCCGGCACGCTGCTGCAGCCATCGGCTTCGCGAAGATGCACCACGGCGCAGCCTTCGCAGCCAAGATCAAGGCCAAAGCGCGCAGGCTGGGATTTGCAGGCGGCAGCAAGAGCAAGCCCAGCCAGTTTTATGGAGAGTGATTATGGCGTTCAAGCATGAGCACATGATGCAGGGTGTGCGCGCAGCATACGCTTCCCCCAACACTCCCGCGCACCTGCGCCCGCATTTGGCAAATCGACTTCGAGGAGGCAACACCATGGCATTTCCAGTACAACCACCGCGCAAGACTGTTGTCGGACCTACCGGGCGCGCACCGATCAAAACCGTTGCGACCTCGCCGCGCTACCAGACTGCGCCTAACAAGACCATTGTGGGCTCGACCGCAGGGCCACCTCGCAAGACCATAGTTGGCAGCACTGCAGCGCCTGCGCCCAAGGTCATTGTGGGCAGCACCGCTGCGCCGCCCAAGAAGACCACTCCGGCAAATCTTGGGACGGGCGGGAAAAATCCGCTCGGCATGGCCGCAGCGGATCGCGGTCCTATCAACGCAGCGAATCCGAGCATTCGCTCCGCAGCGCTCGGCAGGAATGATGCGAATCCGGGCACCACCATTGGCCGAAACGTCAAAATCGTGGGACCGCCGAACCCAAACATGCGATGGCTAAAGCCCCTAGGGATTTCAGGCATTAGGTCGGGTGGTCAACAGGCAGCGGCTGCTAGCAGCGGCGGGCGTGCAGCTCCGCCACGGGGATCGAGAAAGCCGAGCCAGTTCTTCGGAGAGTAAATGTCGCGAGTCTCTGCCGAGTCGGTCGACTACATGGAATTGCGCGGCGCTCGCAAGGATGCCGACTGCAATCACGTCGCGGTGAAAGGTGGCGTGAGTTCGCAGCTGGGATGCTGCAACGACTACGACCCCCAGCCCGGCGCGCAGCAATTCCGCTGCGGCAAGTGCATCCACATCGAGGAACAAGACCCGTTGTATGGGGAATGAGCCATGCCGATTGAGCATTTCAAATCCAAAGAGGCATACCGGAAGTGGACGGCGTACCGCCACATCCACGGCATCCCAGCGCCGAACCTGAAGACGGCAATCGTCGCAGGCAAGCCGCACAAGGTGAAACACAGCGAGCTTTCACTGCCCGCGATTCGCGCCAAGAAAAGAGGGGATCAGTTCTTTGGTGAATAAGCCGCCCGAGAAAAATCCGGTTGAGCATCCGCATGTAGGGATGTCCTCGTGGAAGAACGCGCATGGTATTACCATCCTGCGCCTGCACTACGAAGCGGACCCGGACAAGGGCGAAGGCGCGAAAACTTTCGTGCCTGAGATCAACAAGCATCTTTCCCCATGGGCGTTCGCTGCTTTCCAGCGCATGACCGACCCCACGCTCTACCTGAAGGAGTACGAGATCGACGCCGAGGCAACGCTGGGTGCGCTGCTATTCAACTTCAACGAAAAGGTGACAGTCGAGCCGACTCGCGAGATTCCGCCCGACTGGACGCGCCGCATGTCGGTCGACCCGCATCCCGGCATCCCGCACGCTTTCCTGTGGTGTGCGACCGATCCATGGGGCGAGCGCTGGTACTACCGCGAGCTATGGCCCTCCAAGGTTTGCTTTGAATGGAAGCAAGGAATGCTCCACGGCAAGCCCGGCCCATGTCCACAGGATGAAAAGGGGCCAAACATCCGCGAGTACGTGCAGACCATCAAGTACCTCGAATCCGGCGAGAACCCGGAGAACCGCCACAAGGGCGAGATTTACGAGGAAGAAATCTTTGCGCGCGTGATCGACTATGCCGCCCGTAGTTTCGGGAAGGGAACCAATGACGATCCCGAGCAGGAAAACTACCAGCAGCGCTACCAGAAGCACATGATTGACCTCGACGTGGGGCGACCGTACTTCGATGATGCCAAGAAAGATCGCCAGAGCGGCGTCGAATGCGTGAACGAGGGGCTGAAGCTGATTGAGCGTATGGGGAACGATGGCGAGTATCACCCCACCAGCCGCATCCACATCCTCGGAGAGCGCTGCCCGGAACTCATTCACCAGCTGAAAACCAACCGCCGCCAGCTACTGACCCCGCTGCAGATCGAGCGGCAAGACCCCACGGGCAAGCCTGTGAAAGTCCGCAATCACATGACCGACAACCTGCGCTATATCGAGATGTCAAACCCGATCTATATCTCGCGCGAAACCATCAGCGCCAACGACAGCTTTGTGCCCATGGCGCGGGGATTCTCTTACTGATATGCCAGCCAAGCCGAAACCGCTCCTGCCGAATGAGCAGCGAGTGGTGACCGACATCATCGAGCGGCGAAACGAAAGCCGCAAGTGGATGCGTAAGAACCTCTATGACGAGTGGACAGAGGTTTGGCGCGGGATCAAATGCAAGACTGCGCCCATCATGAAGCGGGATCGCGCCGGAGTCGAGACCCAGACCGAGGACAAGAGCCGCACCAACGTGGCGATGCCCGACCTGAACATCATCTATCGCAAGAACGCCGCGCGCATGACAGCCAACCCCTATCGCCTGCGCTATATCGGGGGCGACCCGACCACCGCCGAGATGCTCTCCGGTCTCTCCATGCAGCAATATGCGCGTTCCGATGAAGCCTTCCACGACGTGCGCGTCGTGCTCGCGGCGGAAGCGCTCGGCAATGGATACAGCAAGGTCTACTGGGACACGCTGAAGCGGATGATGAGATTCCGCCGCGCCATCATGAAAGGTTCCAACGTCATCTACCGCAACCGCGCCGCGATTATGAGGTCGCAAAATGCGAGCGAGCCGGAGATCGAGGAAGCCATCGGCTATTACGGCCCGGAGATGGATGACAACGAGATCGCCAAGTTCATGGCGAAGACGGGCACTGAGGTCGAAGTACCCGAAGAATTGAAGCAATACGATGGCCCGGTCGTAAAGTTCATTTTCAACGGCGATCTTTACCTCGAACCTAACACGCCCACGCTCGCGATGTCCTCGTTTGCTATCGAGCAGTACACGGTGAACGACCTACAGCTGCAGAAGTGGTCGCGCATGACTTATGAAGACCCCGATACGGGGGAGGAGACCTCTGCCTTCGATCCCGAGGCGCTGCAGGAACTGATTGACACTGGCGGCGACTCCGACCTGCGCGACCAAGAACCGAACGAAGACCTGCGCAATATGTTTAACGCTTCGATTGGTCGCGAGCGCGAGCAGGAGTATTACCTTCCCCTCAATCTGCGCCCGCGCAAAAAGTTCAACATCTTGGAACAGCATTCACAGGATCGCGATGACGGCAGGATATACACGACGTGGTGCTCGGAAAAGTGGCGCGACCGCTGTCTCGGGCGGATGCCGTACCAGTTCGATCTGTATGGCAAGTACCAGTACACCGACCTTACACCGCTGCCCGATTTAATTTCCCATTATGGCGATGCCACGCCGCGTCTGCTGCGCCACCTGTACAACATGCACAACCTCACGGTTGCGCAGAATTTTGATTACATCACCAACCTGCTCAAGCCCTTCATCCTGCGGCGCACGGGCGTGAACATCGAGCCCGAGGTGATCGTGCGCGGACTGTTCCGCGAGTTGCAGGTTGCGGACCTTAACGGTGTCAAGCCGCTGGTGGAACCGCCGCTGCCTACGGGGGCATTCGAGCGCGAGGCGCAGATCATGCGGATGATGTCGCTGGCCGAGCCGTCGCTTACCTCGACCGAGACGGGCACTGCGGCCAACCCGCAGGCGGGCAGGACGGCGACAACCGCCCTGCTCGCGTCCAAAGCTGCCGACGCGCTGACCCAATTCAAGTTTGATTCGCGTAACCGCTACCTGCGGGAACTGGGGCAGAAAAAGTTATGGATGAATCAGCAGGGACGCGACCAGTCGCAGCGCTGGACGATTGAGGAGCGCTACTGGGGTGAGGGACTGCGCAAGCGCGTCAGTCAAATTGAAGGACCGCCGCCCGACTGGGCACTCAAGGGTGACAGTGGCAACAAGGTGTATGCAGTTCAACTTGACCCGATGGAAATCCAGCAGGATTTCGAGGTTGAGCCGGAGGCTGGCTCGTATCTTGCCGTGGACGATGAGGTGCGCCAGCAGGCAGCCCAGAACCTCACGCAAGTAGCTATGGGGAACCCGGATGTGATGGACCGCCGCAAGGTCATCCGCTTCCAGTTGTCGACCATTCGCGGGATCGGCAACCCGGACGACTACCTGCTCCCAGAGCAGCAGGGACCGCCCGAACCGCCGCCGCCGAAGATCAACGTCAACATCCAAGTGCCCATGGACAAGATGCCAGCCGACATCGTGAATCAGTTGCTGCCCGAGATTGGCCTCCAACCCTCGCAGACCCTCGAAAGCCAAGATCAGATCGAGGGCATCAGCAACATCGCGGATGCAGGACAGAAAGCGGGCGAAGCTGCCGACAGCCTGCTCTCGCCGGGCGAAGCCGAACAGGATCAACAGCGGCAGCAAGGCGAAGCTGCGATGCAGGCGATGCAGCATGCCCACGATGCCGGGCAGCAAGATGATGACCGGATGCACGAAGCGCTTATTACAGGGCTGGAGCACGGGCACGCCATGCGGCAACAGCACCTCGAACACCGTCACGCTATGGATGAGGCAGCGCAGCAGCACGCTCACAACGTTACCGAAGCGGGACAACAGCACACTAATGCCATGGTGCAGGCGGAGCAGCAACACCGCCACGCAATGACGCAGGGCGCACAGCAGCAGCGCTCACAGGGCGAGCAAAAGAATGCGCAGATCAAAGCGCAGGAACGCCAGCATTCAGCCGGGCTGAAATCACAGGAGCGTGTCGCCGCGCAGAAGAACAAGCCGAACGGAAAACCTAACGGCGGCGCAAGCAAATCAGCGGCAAAGGAAGCCGCCGCTCCCGCACCGCCGACTGCGCACCTGCATTTGACCATCGAGCACGGACCAGCGAAGCGCAAGCGCATCCTCAAGCTGATAAGGGGCGAGGATGGAGCCACGACAGGCGCGGAGATCAACGAGGAATAGGATGGCGATCAAAAGCGCGTTACCCACCAGCTTCAAGCAAGAAATTCTGGATGGGGTCCACGACTCCGATGATACCTACATGATGGCGCTGTTCACGAACGCCGCCGATCTTGATGCCGAAACCAGAAGCTATGGCGGGCAGGAAGGCGAAGTGCCAAACGGAAATCGCAACGGCTACACCAAAGGCGGGATTGTTTTGAGCGGGCGCAAGACCGGAATTGCTGGCAATGCAGGCTATCTAACCTTCGATGATCCTAAGTGGCTCAATGCTTCGTTTACCGCCCACGGCGCTTTGATCTACAACGCATCAAAGCAAAATCGTGCGGTGGCCGTAATCAACTTTGGTCAGGATCATACCTGCACCAATGGAACATTTATCGTGACGCTGCCCGCAGCGGGAGCGCACGCGATTATGAGTGTCGCATGAACACTACGAAGGGCTGGATTCCACGCACTCTCTTGCGTCATGTTTCGACTGAGAAAAAAGTTCCCTGCGGTGTGCTCATCATCGAGCAATATTTTGAAAAGAAGTCGGGTGAGCTTGTGCGGCAGGATATTGAGGTAAGAGTCGATAAAGGCATCCTACTGGCGGGTGAGACTGGGGTGAAAAAATGACAATCACTCAAGCGGTTTGTAACAGCTTCAAAACTGAGGTGCTCACTGCGACCCATAATTTTACGGCATCGACGGGCGATGCTTTTAAGCTCGCGCTGTACACCTCAGCGGCATCGCTCGATAAGACGGCGACTGCGTATTCATCCACGAACGAGGTGGCCGCTAGTGGATCGTATGCTGCCGGAGGAGCCGCTCTTGTGAGTTCAACTCCGGTTCTGTCGGGCGATACCGCCGTTTGCAACTTCGCGACTGTGACTTTCACATCAGCAACCATCACGGCTCGCGGGGCGTTGATTTACAACTCATCAAAATCGAATAAAGCAGTGTGCGTTTTAGACTTCGGTGCCGATCAGACGAGCACAGCGGGAACATTCACCATCACATTTCCCACAGCTGACGCATCCAATGCAATCCTTAGACTCGCCTAAACACTAGCCGTGGCGACAACATACTTCGGTGGCTGCACATCCACGGGGAATCCGCTAGGCGGAACATCGACAGATACCTTGTCGGCGTTCTCCACTGAAAACGACTCCACGCTTAGCTTGGTTCAGTGTCCCGGCACGGGCAACTTCCAGTTAGTTCAATTAGGACTGTATTGCAAGGTAGCAAGCAGCGCGGCGCATATCCGACTGGCGATTTACGGTCCCGTCGATGGAACCCACAACACGAACCTAGTAGCTCAAGGCTCGGCAGCGCTCACTGTCTCAAGCACGTCGCTGGGATGGGTCGATCATTTTGCCTTCACCGATGCAAGCAACAACCCGATTACTCCCAATCTTGTTGGTGGGCAAAAGTATCGGTTGATGGCTACGGCAGACCTTAGTGGCTGCGCCTTCACGTTCTCCGCCAATGGCGCGAATCATTATGACGCCACTGTCCGAACAACGGGCTGGCCTGCGACGCTGGCGGCATTACCCAACAACAACGGCAATGAGTTTGTAGATATTCGTGTTGGGGTAGTCCAACCCGTCAGTATCACTGTCACGCCGACAGGCAATGCGCTCAGCGTGGCAGAGGGAACGCCGACAGTTGCGGCCCAGCGAAATATAACCGTCAGTCCCACTGGTGTGAGCTTCGCCTCCAGAGTTGGGACGCCGACAGTTGCAGTTGGGCAAAGTGTAACCGTCAATCTTACTGGCGTGAGCATTTCCTCTGGAGTCGGTACGGTCCAAGTCCAGACCGGAGGGGTGGTGGTCGTCCAGCCGCCGCAGCCAGTTGCAGGCTGGAGCCGATACGAGAGGGTGCGCCGTGACTATGTTCGAGAGAGAGAGCACGAGGAGATCACCCGTAGTGTTCTGCTATCTCCCGTTACTCCTCTCAGGGCAAAGCTGAGGCTCGGCACAGCTAGGACGCTCGGTGGGCGCGGCATCACGGCATTTGCAACCGCTATGCGGTTGCACTCCCAGCTGTATCCCATCGGAAGCGCAGCGGCGAGCGAGGTTGTGCACCTCTCGCCTTTGCAGCTGCAGATGCTACTAGGGCATGAAACTGCCGTAACAGGCGGGGCGGTGGTCATGACCGATTCGCTGGCAACGCTCAGCGGAGTGGGCGAACCGAGCATCAAGGCGATTCGCAATCCTACGGACGATGAACTGATTCACCTAATCGAAAAATTCTTGTGACCGACTGGACCGACGTGGAGCAAGCCGCGTTATTGAGCTTTCTCGCAGCCGGAGGTCCGCTCAAGAGCGCGCTCGAAAAGTTCGTCGCTGAACAAGCACTCGCGCACAAAACATCATGTGCCAACGCGATGGCAACGGTGCCGCGCAATCCCGAGGTTGCCGCCGACAATGCGGCCAAGGCGCAACTGCTTGATGAATTCTGGGAGCTACTGACCGACGAAGCTCTCATTGCAAGTTCTGCAACAGGCTCGCGGGAGCCAACCCCGCGAGATTTGGAGGAGTAAATGACCGATGAATCAACGGCGGCAGTGAGCCAACCACCAGCCGCTGAAGACCAAGGACAGGGAACGGTACAGAGTGACTACTCATCGTTCCTAGGCCCGCCATCTGCCGAGGTCGATCTCGCTGCGGAAGAACGTCCCGCACCCGACGCAGGAGAAGAGACTGAAGGCGAGCCGGAGCAAGCTCCCGGCCAAGAGGAAGGCGAGCCAGAGCAACCAGCGCAGCCAGAACCTGAAGAGGAACCTGAAGAGGCTGAACAGCCACCCTCCGTGGAGGAAAGGCTCAAAGACCTCACCCAGCGTGAACTCGAAGGTTATGCCCAGCGCTACCCGAGTGCATGGAGGGCGCTGCAAGACCCGAAAACGCCCGAGGACTTGAAGCATCTCCTGCTCGATAAAATCGACGGTGATCACGAAATTCAACGGCGGATCGCCCAAGAACAGGCGCTCGAAGAGGAAGGGGAGCCAACCCCCGAGTACGAACCGGAGCAGCCTGCAACACCACAACCCGCGCCGGATGTGGCGCAACAACGCACCGCGTATTACGAGCAGATTGACAACCTCGTAAAGACGCAGTTTGACCAGCAATCAGTCAAGGAAGTCGGAGACACACTGCTGCGCATGTTCAATGTGAACGTGAAAGCGCTCGAAGACCCTAACGTCTCGCCGGAGGATAAGGCGGTGCTGAAAGGTCTCGTGGACAGCGTGCAGCGCGAGGCTCCGATTCTTGCCCGGTTTATGGCGGATGCCGTTTCGACCACAGTGCCCTACATCCTGCCTGCAGCTATCGAAGTCGCAATGCCGGGCTTCGGGCAGATGTATGAGCGCCAGATGTACGGAGCGGCATACGAAAGTGTGCGACAGCAGACTAATGAACAGGGCAAGCCCCTGTATCCCGGCCTTCCTGCATTCCCTGCCATCCGGGGAACACCGGAAGCCAATGCCTTCGCGCAGCAGATGCGCGAAGCAGCCGAGCAGATACCGGGCTTCGATGACATGGTGTTCCGAGATCGCAGCGGAAGGGTATTGCCGCAGGCGCAACAGGCGCAGATGAAGTACACCCTTCTGGCGCGGCACATCTCGGGGCAGCGGGTCAATCCGGCAATGGTAGCGGAAGCCGTTGAGACAGGGCGCAGGCTCGCAGGCAAGGCGGATCAACGCCGCCAAGCTGCGCGGGCAACGGGAGCGGGGCGAGCTACAGCTGGCCCTCTGGGACGAGGTGCAGCAAACGAAGAGGACGACCCGATGATGGCTGCTCTGGACGCAGAGATCGCGCGTCAAGAGGGTAATTTTAACCAAGTCGTGCGGGGACGCCAAAGCGGACGCTGAGCCAAAGCGCAGGTGGGCAGCCGGAGACGTAAATCATGGCCGTCCGTGGAATCTCGACCTTTAACTCCTTCACGACCGAAACGTCGAACGTGCGCGATGTTTCGACTCGGTTGCTCACTCTTGAGCCAGATCGCACACCTCTCTACGTTCTCACCAATAACAGCAAGCGCAAGGTGAATGTTTACTCGCCGCGCATCGAGTTCTTCGAGGATGCCGACCTCGTGATGCTCGGGCAGGCCAATGCTACGGTCGCGAACACCACCACTGCGAACACGATTGCCGTTGCTGATGCAACCATCTTCGGCGTCAATGATGTGGTTGCAGTGCAGAAGACCTCAGAGGCGACGGCGACCGTCGAAGAACTGGTGCAGGTGACAGCAGTCGGCACCAACTCCATTACGGTGACCCGCGCCTTTGCCGGAACTGGCGTTGACACCATAAGCAACGTAGCCAACCTGAAGATTCTGGGCGTGGCACAGTCTGAAGTCGGCGCGATCCAGAATCCTCGCACCCCGGTCAAATCACCCAAGACGAGCGGCGCGCAAATCTTTGAGTGGCCCATGCAGATTTCCCGCACTGCGGCTGCAACCAAGATTTACGGAGACCGCCCGGAGCGTGCCCGCATCCAGTGGCTCGGTGCACGCCGTCAGAAACTGGAAATCGAGAATGCTGGCCTGTTCGGGAGCTTCTCGGAAACTCTCAACGGCACTGCCTCGGTCTACACCTCCATGGGCGTGCGCTCCATCATCTCCAGCTGGATCGCTGACGCTGGCGGGACCACGACGCCCACTACGCTAATGACGTTCCTTGACTGGAGCCGCATGGCATTCCGTTATGGCTCGCCGGAGAAACTGCTCATGGCCGCGCCTCTGGTGAAAGAGGCGATGGATTACTGGGCAGCCTCGAAGCAGTTCGTGCGCGCAGAGGACAAGGTATTCGGGGTAAGCCTGAAGCGCTTTGTCACCTCGAACGGGAACTGGTTGATTGCCAACAACTACAACATGGATGGAGGCACCTTCGATGAGGCGCTGGGCATCGACCTGCCCTCGGTTGAATTTTGTCCATTGGTCAACAACGGGCAAAACCTCGACACCCGCCTCTATCCCGACTACGACCCCACCAATCCGAAACTGCTCAAGGATTTGTATCTGACGCAGGCGGGCTGGCGCGTTTGGCACCAAGCCCGGCACGCGCGTATTTACGATTTCCAAAAGTTTGCTTGACCTGTTCGTTTGCTCACGGAACTGGGGCACGGGCTACTGGGACAGCCCGTGCCCCGATTTTTTAGGAGAACAACTATGGATTTACGGGGAATCAAGGCGAAGCAGTGGGAGGCGCACTGCACCATCTGCGGCAAGACGTTCAAGTATGCTGACGGCTTCGAGTGCGATGCCCAGCCGGGGCGTCATACTCTCGACCCAAAGGAGTACTACCACCTCGGCGCGGGGCACATCCAGTCTATCCGCGACCGCCGCATCTTCACTCCGAGCCTCAATCTGGTTTCCGACTTGGAAATCCGCGACAAGGTGACAGGGCAAGTCACGCGCATCGAGGGGCTAATCGTTCACTTCAAGGAAGGCGGAAAGTACGAGACCTCCGATCCTCTGGAGCAGTACCACCTCGACCTGCACCCAGCAGTGATGTATGGGCAGGCGGGCAGGGAAGCGTGGGACAAGATGTACCTCACGCCTGACCAGCAGCTGAGCAAGGCACAGGGACAGCTGGCGGATATTCAAAAACAGATCAGGGAGAACAATGCCCTGCTCAATCTGACCAAGGACAACAAGAAGGAGGCTCATGGGGTGGCACTGCGGTAAGTGCGGGGCCTTCACCTCGCGCGGGATTCTCGTCTTTGATGAGAAGGGTCGCAAAGTGCGTGAGCACTGCAAGTACTGCAACCCGGAGAACTTTGCGACTCCTTTCCGTGATCCCTCCGACAACAAGATTTACAGCGGGCCGGAGGCGATGCCGAACATGTACAAGCGCGGTCCCGATGACGTGTTCCAAGCCAAGGACGAACTGCTCGCGGATACCGCTGCAGCTTGGGAGACGGGACCAACCGAGCGCGCCCTGCAGCACAAGCGGGAGACCCGGCGCACCGAGCCGCTGACTCCGGCTGAGATCGACGCGAACCTGCGCTGGGGCGAAGAGGTACTCAAGCCAGCTTTACGAAAAGGGGGGATGGCTGCAGTCGTTGCTGCCCTGAATCCTGATGAGTGACGCATTCGTCGAAGAATTCGAGCGCGTTCGATCCCTCGATACCGTACTGTTCGAGACCGAGAAGCGCAGGGCCAAGAGCCTCGTAAGCACCGCCGAGGGGCGCGAAGCACTGCGGCAGGAACTTGGGTATAACTTTCTCTTCGCTGATGACGCCCTGAAGGATGGGCGACCGCTCGTTAGCCTGCTCGTTCCTACTCGCTCCGCTCCCGCTCCTGAGACCAATAAGGCTGTCGACGCGCTGATGCGTGCCTCGCGGCCTTATTGTCTCCTCACGCCGCAGCCCGGCATCTCCTCCAGTGTCGTGCACTGGGCGCGCAATGACCTGCTCGTGAAGCTCCGCCAAAAGCAGGTGCCGACCGATTACGTGCTCCTCATGGATGACGACATGACGCCGCCCGAGGATGCGCTCATCAAGCTCCTGAAGCACGATCTCGACATCGTGGCAGGCGCGTGCACGGTGCGCAAAGACCCACCACTCCCTAACTTCCGGGTATGGGTGCCGGAACTCTTCAGCTTCCGCACTGCTTTCGATTGGCCGCTCAATCAGCTGATCGAGGTGGGCGGTGTGGGTGCAGCGTTCATGCTCGCTAAGACCACGGTGCTGGACAAAATCGGCGAGTACTACCTTAGCTGCCGCTATGAGCGCGAGCACATGGGCATGAAGGAAGAGACCGCACAGCGCATCGAGGCTGGGCGGCGCAAGGTGGCAAAAGAAACAGGCAATGAGTGGTGGTTCGAGTTCCTGAAACACCCGTGGGGCGATGGCGAGTTCGGGGAAGACCTTTCGTTCTGCTTTAAGGCGCGCGAGTGTGGCTACAAGATTCACGTCGACACCAGCGTGAAGCCCGGACATATGGGCTCTTACGCCTATTCGATTGACGACTACCTCAGCTATCAGGCTGAGATCATGGCCCGCGAAATGGGGAAGAAAGAGGAGCAGCTGGTATGAGCAGCGGATTGTTAATACCTCCCGCTTTGGGCGGCTGGACACGCTCGCAGCTGATCGAACTCGCTGACCGACGCACCGAGCGCCGGGGATCGAAGACCCTTGACCTTGATTCCGAGTTCCTCATGGCGCTGCAGCATTTCCTGATGGAGACCCGCTGGAGTTGGCGGCGCAAGACCTCCGTCTTCAACCTGCAGACTGGCGTATGGCAGTACGATCTCACGGCGATGCTGCCGACACCCTCGCCGAATGCGTACACCTCGCAGCCCACATGGCAGCTTGCCAGCGCGCAACGTGCGGGCGGATTCGATTACCTGATGTTTCCTCCGGGCACGGTGCTCCCAGTGCTCACGCCGGGGCAGACCGTGTACCTGCTCTCGGAGAGTAATTTCAGCTTCAACGGTCCAGTGGTAATCACCCAGCCGGGCACCAACAACCTGCTGACTAATCCCGGCTTCGAGAGCGGAATGAGCGGATGGAGTGCCGATGGAATAAGTATCGTGACCGCTCCGGTGCACGGTGGGACGCAGGCGCTAAGCATTTCCGGCGCACAGCAAAAAACAGTCGGGCAACCCACATTTACTCTCACAGCCGGAGTTGCTGTAACTGTAACCGCATGGATTTATCTCGCAGCTTATGCAGGTGCAAGCCCGGTAGATGTCACGGTCGCAACCTATGACGCTTTGGGTAATGCTGTCGCTGTTTATCCGGCATCAGCAAATACCGCGACCATCGGCAGCTGGCAATCGGTGACGGTGACCTTCACGCCGACATCCAGCGAAGTGTTTGGCGGGGTCTATTGTCAGATCAACAGCCAGTTCTCCTCCACTGCGCAAGGGCAGGTAACAGCGTACTTTGACGACATCTCAGTGGTGCAGGGCGCAGGACCAAATCTGGTTGTGAATGGGAACTTTGAAGCTGGGATTGCAGGCTGGACTCCGAGCGACTACAGCATTGTGACCGCGCCCGTTCATGGCGGCACGTCCGCGCTGCAGATAAGCACGACGGAGGCGGGCGTAGGAGCAGCTAACGCAACGACTATTACCTTGATTCCCGGTGTGCCAGTATCAATGAGTGCGTGGGTCTATATTGTGCAGAGTTCGGGCTCGGAGGCGGTCGCTATCAGTATCGAAGCATTGTCCGCTCTGGGTGGGCACGTTAGCTGGCACTCGGCAGCTGCTGATATGGGCAAGATTGGTGTGTGGCAACAGGTTCAACTTACCTTTACACCTACGACATCGGAAGTAACTGGACGATTTGAGTGTGCAGCAGGAACTGGGACGGGACAAGTTACTGCGATCTTTGATGATGTGGATGTAAGGATGGCGGTGGTGGGAACGCAGGACGGGTATGACACCACTTTCTCAGGGACCGCAAACGATGTCATGGGCCTGCAGCCCTTCAGCTATCTCAAGCCTCCAAATGCACGCGACCTGCAGCAGTTTTGCAAGCACGGTGTGAAGTTTTTCCCGAACTATGGCAACCCGACGCAGTGGGCGGAGATCACGCCCCTGTTCGAGCGCGAACTACAGGATTCTGCGATCTACTCCAACAGATTTTTCCCGTTGCCCGGCAAGCCCTCGCAATATTTCCTGATGCCGGGTGCGTTCCTCGTGCTCTGTGTGACCCCTCCGCCCGATCAGGACTATCCGATCATGATTGATTACTGGTCGGTGCCGAATGTTCCTGCCGATTCGGTGGATGAATCTATTCCGCTGGTGCCCGCCTTCCTGCATCACGTCCTGCTGAAGCGGCTCGAAGCGCAGATTTTCCGCTACACGCTTGGGGAAGGTGCCGCCAAGTACCAAGCTGCGATGGCGGAATACAACATGCTCGTGAGTCGCTATCAGGGCATGGATGGCATGGTCCCCGGCGAACAAATCGACTACTCCGACGACGACGACTACGAAAGCCGATTCGCGAACTCGCAGAACGCAGTGCAGAGCACGGTGTAATGCCCCCACTCAAAGCGATTGAACAAGCCAGCTACGGCGGAGTAGATTCACGCTCCAACCCGGTGGTGCAGCCACCGAATCGGTTTCTCCTCTGCCGCAACTGGAGACCGCGACAGGATGGGCATCTGGAATTGCGCGATGGATATACGCTAGTCACACCTGTCGATGCGGGAGCTTTGCTGCCCGGAATCGGAGGGCCGCATTCGATCACCCCTTATATAGTCGCGACACCCAGCGGACCCGATGGAACCTATGCGCCCATCACCGGGTTTAACAATGGCGACATTTGCGTGTTCTTCTGGCGCGGCGGCGATGCCTTCATGCGGCGTGTGAGTGATGGACGCACCGTTAATTTAATGACGGCAGGTGTAGTGCGCGGCAACCCGATAGCCTCTCCTCATCGCTGGCAGTATGCCCTAGCCAAAGATGGCTTCCTCTACATGCACAACGGCACCGATGCGAAATTTTGGGACGGTGCTTACCTGCGCGATATTGGCTTACCGACACTGAGCGGCGCGCAGCTGGCTGGCATATCGACAAGGATAGGCTTTCACTCACCGGACGCCGCGACAGTGGCGGCAGCAACGCTAACATGGTCTGCCAGTGGAACATTCCACCCGATGAGTCAGTCGTATGTCTTCTATTACACCGCCTTTAACATCTCCGATAACAGCATCGCCCCTTGCAGTACTCCGATTGGAGGTGGCCCCGCACCAGTTGCTGCTACTGACTTGATGAAATTAACCATCAACGGACTGCCAACAGTCACAGATACAAACGTCAAAGGGCTGGTCGCATTCAATGAGAACAATGGTCCCGGCGCGGTCTTCGTTAACGTTGCCTGCGCTGACAGCACGAAGCTCAAGAAGATAAGCGGGACTATGGTGGGCAGTGGTGGGCCGGGCGGCACCGTCACGGTAACGGTAACATCGACTACGGCTTTTTCTGGTCCCGGCCCGCTCAATCACGGCCTAAGCGTGGGTGATGTGGTTGCAATCGACAACCCCAGCTATGCTTGGCATAGCAGTGGACCCTTTGCAGTTGTTTCCGTTCCTGATGTAACACACTTTACGTTCAAAGCTCCCGCTGGCGTCGATGCTTCGGTTTACACGATAGCCTCTCCCATCGACTTCCAGCATTTACTAACAGTGCCAAACAGCGTTTCGACTGTCACGCTCATCAATCAGGATGCTCTTACCCAGTTGTACTTTCAGGGCTGGGGGATGTCTTCTGATGGCTTCGTGCAAATGCCTTACGTGGAAGACATGGCGAGCGGACTACTCGCCGCCTCTGCCATCGGAGGGGCGCAGCCGGGCTATCAGTTCTATGCGTGCATTTATAACCCACTTACCGGGCACGTAGGCAATCGGACGCCAATCGGCGCACGCATCGTGAATCCCTCAGACAGTATCATCGCCATCTCCGGCCTCCCCGATTTCACTGCGCTTCTTACTGGTTTCTCCGCAATGGTGGCACCGCAGGCACGTTACGGATATTCGGCGCGAAACGTGCTGTGGGGATCGAAGGGCGGCACGCCTCCCATCACCTTGCCGCAGACCGATACCGAGTGGCGAATTCTGATTGGGCGGACAGGCGACGGTGGCGACGTTCCCTATGCGTGCATTGACGCTAATGGAAAGTGGATCACCACCTCAGTTCCAAACCAGACCTCCATCAACATCAATACTGGTCAGATCGACGGCAATTCCGAACTGCCCACGGAGAACTATCCGCCGCCCGCATTTGCTTCGTTCTGGCGCGAGGGTGACCGACTGTGCGGCTCGGTTGCGCTGCAGCCTTTTGTCTTTCGTTCTAGCTCCGAGCTTGATGCAACTACGGGCATCTTTGTCGGCAACCCCGCGCAGGCATGGTCGCCCATAAGGGTCGAGACTTTTCCGACCGCAGAACCTGTCATTGGCGGATTCGGTTACATGCAGGAAAGCTGGGTGTTCAGTAAAAGCGATTGTGGGCAGCTATCAGAACTGAGCGGTGAGGTTGCATGGAACGGTCCTTACAATTTTGGCATCATCGGGCCTTATGCTTTCGATAAGGGCTGGAACTCACTACCATTTTGGGTCTCGCAAGATAAGCAGCTGTGCACGATGCTGCCCGGTTCGACCGGGCCAATCCCGATCTCGACAGAATACGAAGCAACTTTGCTCGCAGGCATTGGCGATGCCTACCTGCAGGATGTGGAAGTTGTGTATTTTCGGGACCCGGCCCGCATGGTTGAAGTGTTGCGCATCAAGTGCTCGGACAGCACGCGAGCACCCTTCGTCGTGATCCATGATTTCAATTTGCGGGATGATGCCAGTCCGTATGGACAAGGCTACGAGGATGTGTACTTAGGTCCACTGGCGACTGATTTCACGCATGCGTGGATTCGAGATGCGGATGGACATGCGCGCATCTGGGCAGGAGCGCAAGACGAAAAATTGTACCAGCTGTACAGCGGCGGCGACGATGCAGGAGAGTACTTCGTGGCGGATGCGGTGCAGCTGCGATATATGGGCGGCGAGCGGACTGCAGTGAAAACGCTCGAATGGTATGGCGACCCGCTCATTCTTTGGTACATCTACGAAGGGATGCTCGATGTCTATCCCGATCCCGTGTACTGGGTCAATCTCACATGGGAAGGACGGCCCGTGCCCGGCGATGAGCGCAACGGGCATTTTATGTCTGACCTGCAGCGCCCGGAGATGACGCACTGCTACTTGTGGGCGCAGCTGACCGCGCATCCTAATGATGCGCTCGATCCCACCAATCCCATGGCGCTGAGCACGCCAATCCCGCACATCCCGCTGGAGGTCTACGGGCGTCTCTACCTGTCCGCGCCGATATTAGGAGATTCAAGAGGGCGATGAAAAGCACTCTCCCGCCGCAACTCGGAGCAAAGCATGGCGAGATGATGCAGGCGAGAGTGCGGGCTGTCACGCAAGTGCGAACTCACGGAACCCAGCGCCTTCCAGCCGCTCCACGCGCAGTAACTGTGCAACCCGCTCAAGGTGGAGCCCTCGTGATATGGCACCTGCCGCAGCGCTATGACGATGTGACCGGATACCGCATCTATGTGGGCACGGAGAAAAACCTCTCCATCCAGATTCGGGATCGCGGCACTCGACAGGCATTCGTTCCATTGACGGGCGGCGCGACTCCGCCCAAACAGAACGTGTTCGTCAGTGTAGTAAATGGATTCCGCGAAAGCGGGAGACTGCAGATGCAGACCGCCGCGCTATCGGATACAGCACCAGCACTGGTGCCCCAGCCTCCGGGCGATTTCCTGAATGTGTTTTCTGGCGGTCTCGACAAAACCCAGAGCGGCCAACCCAGCGGCAAGAAGACTCCTTGAAGGTTCAAGTTTTTCAACTCTTTTTCAAATCAGATGGGAATAACGGGCTGATGCCAGTGGACGGCGATCTCCATGCCATTGCGGTGAAGTATGCAGCGGAGAATCTCGCCGATCCCGTCGACTTCACGAACTTCAAGAATGTTTGGGTCGCGTGCGAAGTGGATGCCGAAGGGAAGCCACAGCGCGCGCTCGGTGTCCTGTGCATGGTACTGCGCGCAGATTTTGCAGTGTGCCGATTCACAGACAATGCAGCCGTAGTCAAACTCGTGCAGCGTGCCAATGACTACTTACACGATAACGGCTTGCGCGGAACTGAGGCGCTGATTCACATCAAGCAGGATGAACCGCCCGAGGCGCGGTGTCCGAACTATCTCGACTGGATGCAGGCATATGAACTCCAGCCTGCAGATCGCTGGATGATTAAGGTGCGGTGAGGAGGAAGCCATGGGCGGCGGCGGAACAAGCGGTAATCAAAAGAGTCAGGCGGCATGGCGGCAGAACTGGACCGGGCAGACAGGGATGCAGAACTCGCAGCAGCAATATGAGGACATGCTGCGCACGCAAGGGCAGGTGACGCCGTTTTATCAGGGCCGCATGAACAATGGCCTGCCCTTCTACCGCAACATGACCGACTACAATTCCGGCAACATCGCGCAGGCTTTCGCTCCAGCGCGAGCGGATATTTATCGCCGTACCTCGCAGTACACGAACCTGCCCTCGGGCTACCGCGATGCCCTCATCAACAATTTGAACGCACAACAGGGGCGCGCCTTCGATTCGAGCTTGACGCAGGCGATGATGGCGAATGAGATGGCGAAGCAACAAGGCGCTGCGGGCCTGATGGGGCAGGAACAGTTCGCAGGCAATCAGGGTCTCCAGTATGCCGGGCTGGGCGCACAGGCGAATCAATCATTGTTGGGTGCACCGCAAAAACCGAGCGTTTGGGGGACCGTTGGCGGTCTCGGAATGCAGGCATTGAAGACACTGCCAGCGGCGCTTGCAGTGTAACGGAGGTGAGTTTATGGGAGCAGGTGGAGCTAACGGCGGAATGGGATCAGGCGCTCCAACGCTCGACCCAACGACGGGCTTGCCAGTTGGCGGCTTTCAGACGGGCGTGAGCATGAACAGTCCGATGGGGCAGACGGCGAACCAGATTGGCATAGATGCGGCAGGGGGTAAGCTCAACCAGCCAAGCCCATGGCGCACTGGGCTGAAGAAGGCCGGGCAGATCGCAAACGCATGGGATCAAGCAGGCGGGCAGATGGGAAGCGGGCAGCAACAGCAAGCGCAGCCTGTGAACTTCAACGTTGCGCCTATGCCTTTCATACCACCGCCACAGATGGGACCGGGATTCTACGGAGGCTGAGATGGCTTACGGCGATGGCGTCACAATCGACGATCTAACCTCTGACAATCCCGATTTGCTTTCCGCCGCCATGGGGCTATCGCGCAGGCGCTATCCGTGGGATGAAAAGGGACCAATCGAACCGCCACGAGCGGCAGCTGCTAACCCAACGTCTCCCACCGCCGCTCCAGAGACTGCCTATGATCCGAGTCTCTTTGTGGCAGGTGGGCGAGTAGGTGCGCCTGCTCCTGCTGCTCCGAACGCGGGACCAATGCCCGAGGGTTCAGCGCCGGATGTGGGCGCGGAGAATCTTCCGCCGCTCGGTCCAGTACTGCAAAAAAATCGCTGGGCACTGACGCAAGCCCCCGGCAACTACGAGCAGGTTCCAAACTACGGAACGGCTGCAGCGAATGTCGCCGCAGGCACGCCCGGCACTGGTAGAGGTCTCACCAAGCTGGGTAAGGTGCTTTCAATCCTGCAGAGCTTAGGACAAGGTGCGATGGTGGGATCGACGCAACCTACATTCGGCACGGGCGCGCTGAGCGCGAATGCCTTTGAGAATCAGCAGATCGCGACCGGACAAGAGCAGCAGCAACGCGCGATGGGTCTGCAGCAAGGGCAACTGGGGCTGGAGCAGGCGCGCCAGAATCTCGCGATGATGCCGATCTATCGCGCCATGCAGATCGAGCAAATGCGCGCGATGCAGAGCTACAGGCAATCACAGGAAGACCTCAACCGTGCCAAGACCGAGCGGCAGCGGCAACTCGCGGGGCAGGTAGGCAAGCCGTTCCAATCCGGCGACCGGATGATGGTCTACAACCCCGACAGTGAGAATGCGGACGAGAATGGTTATGTCGACGTTGGTCCAGCGAAGACAGCGGCAGCGAAGCCCGAGAAAGTAACGCCAGAGCAAGAGACGTTCGATTACTACACCCGCCCAGTGGAGCAGGGCGGCAAGGGATATACGCCGGGGCAAGCATTCGCCGCGATGCACCCGCACGAGTGGCAGCAACAGCCGGGCGGGGGAGGCGGAGCGAATATGCCGCCGCTCTCAATGTCGGACATTCAAGGCCGAGTGTCGAAATTCCCGCCCGACCTGCAAGCTGCTTTCAGTCGCCTCAATCCGCAGACACAAGAATCATTGCTCAAACTTGCGGACGGCGATCTCCCGAAAGATGCTTGGTCACCGCGTGGAACATACAAGAACATTGGCGGTCTGACGCAGGAGCAGGCGACGGGCTGGGCGAGCGCCATTGCGAATGCGGAGGGCCGCAAGTGGAACGCGCAGATGTACGGCAACAAGAACAAGCTCTATGAGCGCTACAACAACGGCGACAGCAAGGAAGGCGGGCAGATCAACGCATTCAATAACTTCTTCCTGCACGCTGGTGATGCCGAGAAAGTGATCGACCGATGGGACAATGAGCGCCTCCAGAGCGGAGTGCCGTGGATCAATACACCGATAAACAAGCTACGCGACAAGCTTGCGGGCGATCCTCTGTACTCGCAGCTGATAGCGGCGCTCGCGCCCGTGAAAAAGGAGTACATGAATTTCCTCAATGCGAACCGAGCGGAGCATTCGCAGGACATCGAGGAGATGAACAAGATTATGAACGACACCGAGACTCCCGCGCAGCTGCGCGATGTACTGAAGCAGCTGGGCAAGACAGCGGTGCTGCGGCTCGATTCGCTGAATGAAACCTATCGCACAGGCACAGGCGGACAGGATTTCCCGAACTTGATTCACCCGAAAGTCAAGAGCGACCCCGGCGTGATGAGTCTCGGCTTCGGTGATGATCTCGCGAAGTACGGCAGTGGCGGATTCATGCCCGGCTATGCAGCGCCTCAAGGCCCGGCGCAAGCTGCACCAGCTGCGCCTCCCAGTCCAACGACTCACAACTGGAGTGCGACTGCTTGGTCCGCCGCACATCCGGGGGAGGATGTGAAGGCAGCAATCGCTGCGGCGAGGCAACAGGGGTTCAATGTGTTGCCCTAGATGTCTTCGCCATAGCGAATGTGGCGGTAAACGGCGTGCACGATGAATGGAATCAGGAAGAGAAGTATTCCGCTGGCGATGATGACCCAAACACTAAAGAGTTTCAGAGCGAAGTGAACCATATCCACATTATAGCGCGTTCCTAGAGCGGAACACATGGCAGACCCCCAACCCGGCCAAGCGGCTCCCATTGATCTGAGCGGCGGCTTCCAGCCCAAGGGCATCGACTTGAGCGGCGGCTTTCAGGCTAAGCCGGATACAGGTGTGAATACGCAGGGACAACCGGGATTTATTTCTCGCGCATGGGACTGGGCGAATCGCGGGCTGATTTCTGGGAAGACGTTAGTTAACGCTGCGGGCGCGATGATTCCAAGGCCAGCCGATATGAAAGAGGGTGAGTCAACTTACGACTACCTCACCCGGATGCAGGATAAGATCGACCCCGACCATCCGTACATGAGTGCGCTGCGCACGGGCATGGCGGGCGTGACTAAGGATGTTTATGACACTGCATCGAGCATGGGCACATCGCCACTCGCGATTGCTACTTTCGGCGCAGGGCCGCTTATCGAAAGCCTCTTCAAGGGCGCACAGGGAACGCGCGCAACAATCAACGCAGCCAAAGCTCTGCGCACGGCGCACGTTGCTGCAGGTGTAGGTTTCGGCGGGCAGGGTCTACACGAGGCTTACGAGGCTGCCACCGACCCGAATAAATCAGCATGGGAAAAAACGGCGGGCATCAGTGGCGGGCTGGGGCAAGCGATTCTCGGCGGAGTAGGAGCAGGCGAAAGTTACAAAGGTTCATTTGCTCCAACGGGAGTGGATGCGCTCAATCGCGGGATACAGGCAGGAAAGGGTCTCATTGACCCGCTTTCAAACATGACGCCTGCTGAGATCATGTCGCGTGGAACCAAACCGCGTAACCAGCTGCGCGACATTACGCCCAAGATTGAGCAGGCGCTACCTCATGCGCGTGCCGCAGCCGACCAACTGGGCATCGACATCAACACGATGGGGCATGACGAGGCGCTCGCCGCAACCCGCAAGGCGAAGCAGAATGTCTGGAACACGCTCGAACAAAACCACCTCGGGCCTGCCTCATCTTTTGTCCGCGATACGACTCCCGTTGCTGACCGTATCCAAGCGGTTGCCGATGGCATGAGCGACATCGCCAAGGGACGCAATCGCCCCCTCGTCGATTCCATCGACAACGCTGCGAACGATTATCGCGGGCAGCAGATGTCGGTCGCCGATATGGAGCAACGTATCGAGGAACTGAACAACGAACTCTATGCGGAGCAGAGCAGGCTGAAGGTGCAGCAGGACACGCTGAAGCGTGATCCTTCGTATGGCTACAAGTTCGCGGAACTGGAAGGGCTGCGCGGCGCTTTGAACGAGGCGCTCGATCAAATCACCGGGCCGGGCGCTGCGGAGCTAAAGAAGACATACGGCAGCCTGAAGGCGATGGAGGACATTCTCGACCGGAGCCGCAACGTGGCGGAGCGCCCCTCGCCAGTTGGCCTGTTCGGCGGTCTAGGCAAGATGGCCGGAGTTGGCAACCTTGCCGGAGGCGTGTGGCAGACTGTTACCGGACACCCAGAAACAGGCTTGCCACAAATAGCGAAAGGCGGCGCACAAGCATGGTATGGGTCAAAGGCCGCGCAGCTGAATAATCGCAATTACCTCGTGGGCGAAGCCTTCCGGCGCACGACTCCCGCAGGCGCACCGCCCGCACCCTCGCCAATCGCACAGGCTGCAGCCGGATTCGGAAGTATCCCGCCAGCGAACCCCGCGAACGTCCCACCGTGGACGGGCGCAGGGCAGGCACCGATCCAGTTCACGGGCGGGACGAACGTGCCAGCGCAGGCGACGCCGCCAGTTCCGCCCAGTGCTACACCAACCGAACCGCCGACTCCGAACCTGCCACTATTCCGACAGGCGCAGGTCCAGCCAGCAGCGCCCGGCGCACCGCCAGTCGAGATGCCGGGCGTCTCTCCCGAGGGCGTGCAGGCATTCCAAGAGGGAGCAAGGCAGACCCCTGCCCCCTCAGAGAACGTCGCCCCAGAGGTTCCCAAAGCGCCGGAACAGGCACCTAAGACCTACACCAGCACCCCGGAGCGCAAGGCTGCACGGAATGCGGCGACAGCGGAAGCCGTATCGCAACTGCGGAAGGGCAACGTTGACCGAGCGACCTATGACGAGATTCGTAACCGCTCTTACACGCCCGAATTAGAGCCGGAACACCTGCACGGTATAAGCCAGTCACCCGACCGCAAGGGAGAGTCTGGTTTGGATACGAGGGAAGCATCGCAGGTCAATGGAGAATACACCCCGGAACGCAAACAGATGCACAAGGACCGGGAACTGCAGGTACTCGGCCCGGACAAGGGACCAGAAGAGAACCCCGTAGTGATCTTCCAAGGCGGCGGGGCAGCATCCGGCAAGACCGAATCGCTTGGAAAAGAGATGGAAGCGAAGTATCCGGGCATTCGGACGATTGACGCCGACGTACTCAAGAATGGTGATGAGAAAAAGGGCATTGAAGGTCTGCCGGAAGCGAAGTACCTCCGAGAGTCCGATCCTCTCGGCGCGGCTGCGCGAATGCATGAAGAGTCAAGTGATCTCTCCAAGCAGATTCAGAACGAGGCGCTGCGCAGAAAGCAGAGCGTCATCATTGACACGGTAGGGTCGAACGCCAAGAAGATGATGAGGACGATGCAAGAGTTTAAGGATCGTGGCTATCGCGTCGAAGTGCATTACGTCGATAAGGATTTTGCAGCTGCCGCGAAGTCGATGGCGAACCGCTTTGAAAAACCATTCACTAAGACGGGAGAGTGGGGTCGCTGGGTTCCTCCGCATGTCGCCGAGCCAGCCCATCGTGGCGCTGCAGCTGCCTACCATGCCATCGCGGAATCCGGTATTCCAGACGAGCATAGTCTGCGCATGGCGAACGCCAAGGGCGCGGAAGATGTGACCCGGACCACATACACAACCGTGCATAAGGATGGTAAAATTACTGATGATGTTCTTTACCGGAAACACCGGGAGAAGGGGGGTCTCGACAATGGGGGACATGGACGAGAATTGGACCGAGGAGGACTTCAAGAAACTGCACGAGTCGGGACTGGAGGGGGACCGTCGAGCGAAGTTGTACCGGGAGAACCGGGAACAGTGGGAGCGGGAGAAGAAAGCCCGAGAGGAACAGCCGAAGCCGCCAAAGAAGTAGCTCCGCCTAGTGAGCCAACACTGCCCGGCATGGAGCACATTCCCGCCGAGCGCGCACAAGCAGCTGCCGAGGAGCAGGGTAGGCAGATGACCGAGCAGATGACCGAGCCGCCGCGCTCGGTCGAGTCTGCAGCTGGCGAGATGGAGCGAAACTCGCCGTTATTCCGAGGCAGCGAAGCCAGCCCACAAAATGAAATGTTCGCGCCGGGAGGAGCCGCACCCGAGCCGGATGAAATCGGCAGACCCTCACAGGTGCGACTTGTCAAGACCGCCGATCTCCACGCAGACCCAAAGCGCTTCCAGTGGCGCGCCGTGCCGCGAGCTACGATTCCCGAAGGCGCGGCATGGGATCAAGCGAAGGCGGGACCGATTGACGTATGGCGCGATCCGGCAGACGGCAAGCTCTATATCGTCGACGGACACCACAGGCTGAATCACGCGATCAATACAGGAACGCCGGAGGTGGAAGTACGGGCGCACGACTTCGCGAATGCGCAAGAGGCGAAGACATACGGCGCGCTGCGCAATCTGGAGCAGGGCAATGCTTCGCCCTTCGATGCAGCCCTCTACCTGCGCGAATCCGGCATCAAGCCGCAGCACCTCGCCGAGAGGGGCATCAACCTCACAGGCGATGTACTGCGTAAGGGCAGCACGCTCGCGAACCTCTCGCCCGAGATGTGGGAGCAATATCGCACAGGGCAAATCGACGAAGCCAAGGCCGCTGCTATCGGAAGCCTCGATGATCCGGCACAGCAGAAGGCCCTCGCCGAGGTCGCGAAGAATCGCCGCCTGAGTGCTGCCGATCTCCAGCAGCAGGCGCGCAGGATTCAACAGCAGGGCAATACCAGTCATTCCGAGATGGGGCTATTCGGCCCGAGCGAGACCTCGGTCTCGAACGCGATTGCTACCGGACGCCTCTCCACCAAGATCGAGCGCGCCCTCGCTGCCGATAAGAACGCGCTGAAGTTTATCGCCAATGCCGATCAGGCGCGGCGCGTCGCACTGGAGCGGGGAAAGAACATCGTCAATGTGGAGGAGTCCTCGCAGGAAGCAATGATTTCCGCCGCGCTTGCCGAGCACTACCAGAAAGTGCAATATAAATCTGGCCCAGTTGGCCGTATCCTCGAAGACGCTGGAAAAAGGATCACGCAAGGTGAAAACGCCGATACCGTTTTTAAGGAAATCTATCCTCAAATCAGGGACGCAGTTGCCTCGGAAATCGGGCAGCGATAACCCGATCTCTGACCGTGTAGCGAAGGCACTCGCACAGGCGCGCGAAGACGATCAACTCAGGGCGCGCAATCCGCAGCGGTGGGCTGCGAAGGTCAGAAGCAACACCCCGCGCATTCATTGAGGAATCATGGGAGCCGGAGCAGCAAAAGCATTTCCCACACCCGGCCTGATGGGCAATGGCTTAGGCAATAATGCCGTTGCCCAGATACAGGCTCCAGCCAACCAGCCCAACCTGCGACCCATGCAGCCCCTGCAGGCGATGAAGCCCATGACGCCCAGCATGGGAAAATCCCTGCAGCCGGGACAGGCCGCGTTCCCTACAGGGCAGAGTCCAATGAATCCGTGGGGAATGAATCGAGGGGGAAGCGGAATGATCCCCCTCTATCGCAGACCGCGAACCATGCCGGGCACCACGCTCGACTAGTTGGCACCAGCCGCTACAACCAACTCCACTGTGTCTTTCCGCTTGTTATACCGAAACCACTTGCGATTGTTGATGACCGTTGTCTTGACGTTCGCAACGTAGCGGTTCGGTTTCGCTGGATCGCCCATCTCCACACCGCCCGCCCGCAGTGCAGTCATTAAAGTATCGAAGGGCACAGGCTCATCGAAGTTCGAGAGAAATGCCTGCACCGAATCCCTGATACTCATTCCCCGCCAACGTCCGTTCGCAACTCCCAGTGCGTGATTCCCGTTCCCGTTCCGTGCTCGCCCCTTCTTGCCTTCCGAGGGCTTTAGTTTTTTCAGGTTTTCAATCGCACGCAGAAGCTCCGCCCGATCCCGCGCATGCTGCTCGTCTATCTCTTCCAGCGTTTTTTCTAGGGACGCAATCGCTTTCGACATCGGTTCCCTTTTTGGTTCCTGTTCCATACGCCCGCACCTCGTTTCTCCCAAGCAGTAACCGGGAACCATCTCCCAGTTTAGTGTTCCTAGGATGAAACAGCGCGCATAGCTTGTCAATCAAAACAGAAACAAAGATTTTTTGGGTAGCGCCAACTTGCGCCAGAGGGGGCAGGTCTGTTGTAAAGGATGTAAGCTCGATTCAGACGATTTCCAGAATGTGATAGGATTCGCAACTAAGAGCAACCTTTCGTTCCTGACATGGAACAAATCGAAGTGCGGACCCTGCGCCACGTCGAATTTTATACACAGGGAGCAAGCGATGGTCCCGTTGTTACCCAGCAACGAATACTTGTCCGCAATCCACCTCACCATTACGCAGTTCCATTACCTGCGAGTGCTGTTCTATAACAGTGGCCCCCTACCTGACATCTCGCCGAAAGAGAAGGAGGAATTGCTTGATCGAAATCTGATTGAGGATGGACATGGCGATCACCTCACGCGGCTAGGCAGAGGCTTCGTGAAGGCGATGGGCGACATCCTGAAAACGATGAGCTAATCCATCCACTCAATATGTACTTCGTGGTCGGTGATGAGATTGCGATAGCGGCAGGGTTTGCTGCAATCTTCTTCATCGCATAGCACTGGCATCATGCCCACGCTGCCGTCGAGGACTGCCTCGAAGCTGAGCATTAGACTCCTGCGATTGTCGGAACCCAAGAGCACGATACCCTCGACTGTGCGCCCGGTAGTAGTAATGCGGACCCTTTGACCATGAAAGCTCATTCGGCAATATCAACTGGGAAATCAGACAGGGGGTACTGTCAATTTTGACAGGGGGTCTCAGTCCCGGCATTTCAACTCCACGATGGAATTCTCGAACGGTGTCAGACATGCCTTGATCTCACGGAGGTCGCGCGCATTCGCGCCACTCAGGACAAACTGGAAGCGCGACTTCTCGGTCGCATACTTCTCTGCTTCCGCGATCTCCAGCGCTTCATGGATCATGCGCCCGATTTCCCACGGAGTGTGCTCGTGCAAAGCGTGCTGCGCGAGGTGGTCGTAAAACTTAACGAACCATTCTTCCATTGTTCCTCTCATACGCTTCCAGCGCAGCCTTCGCCGCCTGTCGCGGCGTCATGCCTTCAGGGTCCAGACATGTTGATCCCGGCACGAAGCAGCTGCAACGCCGCTCGATGTGCGCGACGGAGCCGAAAATCCCGCGCAGGAAGCACTCGCGGTGTTCATAGATTCGGCGAAGTTTATGTTCGTCGATGTGGATCATGCTAAAGCCGGGCTCGCCGCCTTCAATCGGCTCGTCGCAGTGCTCGCAGTGCTTACCAATCGGAATAGGAATCTCTTCCAGATCAGGATGTGTAAACCCAAAAACCTTCAGCTTGCCGTCATCTCTCATTGCCACCATCTCGGCACCATCTCGTTGCGCATCTCCATCGCCTCCATCCGCTCGGGCTCAAAGATCAACTTGCCATTCTCCCAGCGGTACATACAGATCACCCCACAGTCTTCTACCTTTGGTCCCATGCCGCTCACAATGATGAAATCGTTGCGCAACTCCAGCGGCAGACCCGCGAAGCGGTCAGTGTTGTAGGTCCGCTTCATCCACTTGCGCATTTTCTCGTGGAAGTAGTCGGCCTGCTGCGAGGTGCGCGGAGGGTTCAATTCCATCACCTTCGCAATCTCGTCGGTATCGACCGTTGTGCCCACCATTCGTATGATGATCGCCTGCGCGAGAATCGTCCTGCACATCTCCGATACTGCGTACATGTGCGCGTGCTTTTCTGCCGTGCCCTTGAATCCGATACGCACCGTTGGAGCTTCTTCGCCCCGCGCTCCAAAGACCGTCAACGTGGTGCAAAATTTGCTCTCGTCGCTCGACTCCTCTGGCCCGCACGCCTCCAGTTCCTGCTTCGCAATCTGCATATAGTGCGAACAGCGCTCCTTTAAAATATCTTGCGTGATGATTCGCTCGACGCCACCCTTCACCACCGCCTCCGCGATGATCTGTTGCAGCACCTTCAAGTCTTCGCGTGTTAATTTCTCATTCACTTCTTCGTCCAGCCTCCTGCCTCTGCCATGCGCTCCAGTTCGATCAAATCCCTTTGCGATTGCTTCACCAGTTCGCACGCCCGCATGTGCCCGGCGATGGCATCGTCCTTCGACGTGTACCGATCCATCCACTGTTCCTCTTTCAAATGGAGTACTCTGCCGCTAGGGAGAGTTACATCCTTCCCGCCCTGAAAGATCATTGTCTCCCAGAGCACAGGTGGACCCTCGTTCGAGTAGTTGTGATCGAGACCGAGAAACACCGTGCTCACGAACGCATCCCCGATATGATCTTGCTGCACGATGCGGTCACAAGTCTCAAACCACTGCGCCCACTTCAGCGTGTCGCGCTCCAGCTTGGGATTGCCATCGTCGTCGAGGATGTAATTCCCGAATCCCATTGCGCGTACTATAGCAAGAACGGAGACAGATTTGCATGAGGTGATGGATGGGGTATAATCGAACCCGCAAAGCGACTCCTACCGTAAGGCTGGATCGCTGTGCTCCTTGGGGCTGCCTTCGCTGGGTAGCCCCACTATTTTTGTGTACAAAGGCTGTACACAACTCTGTACCATCGTGTCCATCGTGTCCATCATGCCCTTTGCGTAATGTGCAGGTTACTGAATAGGCGCAGTGCACCTGCGTTCGATCCCGACTAGCTCCACCACCCCGAAACCCGCGTCCAGCAAGGCTTTCAGCGCATACCACAAAAGACTGTACAATAGCTGTACACAAAGTTATACTGTTTTTGACAGGAATCACCTGTAGGAGCACAGCGAATGAACTCAGCCGAACTGGCTTTCGAGCAGCAGGCAATGCGCGAGCGGGCAGCTGCAGCCGCAGCCCCTGCACCAGAAAAAATCAAGCCAATTAAAATCCCGGCAGTCATCCAAGCGACTGCTGCCGAAATCAGCAACCGTAGCACTGACGTTGCGGTGTACGTGCGCCACATCGACTGCAAGTACACCGACCGTGAGAGCAATGAGAAATGCGGGTGCCCCTTTTGGCTGTACGACAAGCTCAGCCGTAAACGTTGCACGGCTCGCACGAACATTCGCTCCAAGGCGGAAGCGGAAGCGCAGCGCATCATGGACTCGCGTGATCCAGTGAAGCGCAAGATTGCGGAACTCGAAAAAAAGCGCGAGTACGAAACGGTTCTGATCCAGACTGCATTAGAAAAGTACATCATGGATTGCGAGCAACGAGGACTCGCACCTGAGACTCTGGAAGCATACGAATGCGCCGTCGAACAGATGCGTGACTATGCACACAGCCAGCGCGTGTTCGCCCTCGGTGAAATCACGCCGCGACTCCTGAAGGAGTGGCGTGCTGCATGGCCCGATAAGCGGAAGACCTCGAAGCAGAAAAAACAGAACCAGATCAAAACCTTCTTCACTTGGGTATGTGAAGAAATGAAGTGGCTCGATCTCAACAACAATCCGGCGCTCGGTCTTGGAAAAATTGGCGGCAAGCATGAGGTCACTGCGGTGCCGTTCACTGAAGCTCAGTACAATGCGATTCTCGACGCGACGTACATCTACGAAAACTCGAATCGTTTTCGCGATGCTGCAGCCCGCTTGCGAGCCTTGATTCAGTTGCAGCGCTGGAGCGGTCTCGCGATTCGCGATGCGCTCACGCTGCCCCGCTGGAAGATTAAGGACGGCGTGCTGCAGGTGCATCGTGCAAAAACCGGAACCCCTGTAACTGTTCCATTGCCGCCGAAGGTTCTTGAAGACCTCAATGCCCTGAAGAACGACAACCCGGAGTACTTCTTTTGGTCTGGTAGTGCGAAACCTCGGGCACTGGTTGGTGACTACAACCGAATGTTCTCTCGATTGTGGAAGCTGGTAAAGTGGCCGACTCCGGTCGTGGATGGTCATCAGAAACCAGTCTCACCACACTCGCATATGTTCCGCCATACCTTCGCGCACCATTGGCTGCAGACTGGCGGCGACATTCGCGACCTGCAGTTACTCCTCGGACACACGCGACCCGCGACCACCGAGAAGCATTATGCGGGATTCATGCCAAACGAAGCAGAGCGGTTGAACACTGAAGTTCGCGCCCGATGGGCAGCACAAAATGCGCCGGGTGTTGCCAAGCCGGAAGCACCTGCGCCGCCAGAACCGGAGCACCACATCAGAGTGCGAGTTCGGCAGCGCGCTAGTCGCCGATAAGATCGCGATAAATGCGTTCCGCAACAGATCGCGGGATGCGCCAGAAAGCATGATGCCGCTTGATCGGTCCAAACCGCGAGCGGCTTTTTTTTGAGAGGTCCACCAGAAGATGGGAATATCGGAGCAGTATCCGGCGCGCCGTCCTTGGATGGCAATTTAGATACTTCGCAAATTCGGCGACTGAGAGGTTGCCCTCATAGAGACTCATTGTGATCCTGCTCCCTTCTACCAAACCGCTGTTTCTACCTCGCACAGCAAACAAGTCAAGCCCGCGTAATCGCCATGACGATGGCAGCGCCCCATCTCATCGCTCGGCTGATTTGCTCTCGCCATCAGATCGTGTAGCTGTTTCATGGGCCGCAGGGATTCCGCAGGAATGTAGTGATTGATTACTCCATAACCGAAATCGCGTGTGGGTGCTGCAGCTAAGGCAGCGCGCACTTCCCAGCCCAGCAGTTCCGGCTCTATCGTGAACCCAGAAAACTTGCAGAGCACAAGGATGTCGGCAGCGCGCTCAATCTTGGTGGTCTCTACGATCAGATTGCCCGGCTTTCTCGCCGTCTTTACATCCACGGTGCCCAGCCCAGTGTGAAAGTCGATGCCGTCATCGCCGCCTAGTCGCAGCGTTCTATCTACTCGCAGCCCGAAGTCAGATGCGAACTTGCATTCGCCGAAAATGCCCAGTGCCTCGTAGTCTTCTGATAGCGGGCGGTGACTGCCTTGGGCTGCATGGGCCAGATTGCGCTCGGCTCCAAGGATCAGTGACAACACCGCAGCCTGCAGTACTTGGTCGCGATTCATTTGATAAAAAGGACCAATGG